CAAGGCACTCAAGGTAACCAAGGCACCAATGGTACTCAAGGCACTCAAGGTAACCAAGGAACAAACGGTACCCAAGGTACTCAAGGAAATCAGGGAACCAATGGAACCCAAGGCACTCAAGGAAATCAGGGAACCAATGGAACCCAAGGCACTCAAGGAAATCAGGGTACAAATGGAACACAAGGCACACAGGGTAACCAAGGAACCAACGGTACACAGGGTAACCAAGGAACCAACGGTACTCAGGGCACTCAAGGTAACCAAGGTACAAATGGTACACAGGGCACTCAAGGTAACCAAGGCACCAATGGTACTCAGGGTACACAGGGTAACCAGGGTACGAATGGAACCCAGGGAACTCAAGGAAATCAGGGTACAAACGGTACCCAAGGTACCCAAGGTAACCAAGGCACGAATGGTACCCAAGGTACCCAAGGTAACCAAGGAACTAACGGTACTCAGGGTACACAGGGTGCACAAGGGACACAGGGTCATCAAGGAACTAACGGTACTCAGGGTACTCAAGGAAATCAGGGTACAAACGGAACCCAGGGAACTCAGGGATCACAAGGCACAAACGGAAACCAAGGTGCATTCTATACAGGACCTTCGGGGACCCAAGGAACCCAAGGATCCGTAGGTACTCAGGGAACCCAGGGAACGCAAGGTGCGGCAGGAACAAACGGTAACAATGGAACCCAAGGCAACCAGGGAACGCAGGGAGCCGGGTTCTCAGCAATCACGACACCGGGAACGAACTACGTATTAACTGCAAACGGTTCATCAACAACAAGCGCGATCGGACAAGCGAACTTGACGTTTGATGGTACAGTTTTAACGTCAAAGTCTTCGTCCTATGGTAATATACAGTTGCGTAATGCAGGTGAAAACGTAATCCTCTATGCCGACTCAAATGCAGCTGGTGCAAACACGGGTTGGTTCGTGGGACAAACCTCAAGTGCGACGGGCGTTACCACTAGTTTTTCAATCGCACGTTTGACAGCAGGTACTGTTGCAACAGGCACTGGAATCTACGTACTTTCAAATGGAAGCGTGGGCATTGGTTGCAATGCACCATCTTACACCTTGGACGTGGTTGGATCTATACGTAGCGTCGGCACTGGTGGCAATTCACCCGGATACGTTATTGCGAAAGGATCTAACTGGAATACACCTAACAGCACTGGATCCACAATCACTGTATCGGAGATTGAACTGGGAGCTACATATGGTCCGTGGATACGAGCACAAATAAAAAATGGTTATTATGCGGATGCGGTAAACTTTTCCATTTGGACAAACAACGCAGGTAACGATGCGACTCCAGTTGAACGACTTACAGTCATGGCCGGTGCGGGGGGCTATGCCGGTAATGTCGGTATCGGCACGAACTCACCCGCATATAAGTTGGACGTGAATGGAAACGCAAGAGTTATCTACAACGGAAGTTCAAGCGTAAGTTCATATGGTACGACAAATGACACATTAAGTTTACTTTCACCTTCTAACGGATACAATGGTGGCATTGCGTCCATCTTTTTCGGGAATGGTTCAGGCAACTATCCGCTCGGGCGCATCTATGCACAAGATACCGGAACCAGTCCAAATACTTTCCAGTCTAGGATGGTCTTTCAGACAAATGCCGCGAGCAATGGATCTGGAATGAGTCTTGTTGAACGAATGCGCATTGAGGCGCTCAGTGGTTTTGTAGGTATCGGAAAATCAAGTCCACAGTATCTACTCGATCTAGGCGATACTGGAAACACCTCAATACGAATCGGCCCCCGTCAATTTGTAGGAACAGCCGCTGATACGACTACATATGGACTTGAACGCTCTAGGCATGAGATCCGGTTTGCAGGATATCGCGATACTCAGATTGATAAGATTTCTAGCAAGATCGTGAACATTAACAAACAGACATATGGTGTAAGTGGGCAACAACTAATTCAATCAGGTGATCTTGTCTTTTTTACATCACCGCCTGGATATGGTAGTATTGATGATACGGTTGAACGTTTGAGGATTATGGATACAGGCAATGTAGGTATCAATTGCAATGCACCTTCATATCAACTGGACGTCAATGGAAACGCACGAGTTTCAAACTTCTATGCATCTGGAAGTGTAGGTATCGGTACGACTGCACCCGCAACAACCCTCGATGTGAACGGCGGTTTCACAGTTCGCAACGGATATCGTCCTCTCTATTCAAAGATCACAACTGGAACCTCCATTACACCTGCATCAAGTTCATATGGAACCCACTTTGATATATATACATCTGCGATCACAGGTCTAACGATATCATACCCTGCAAGTGGGTCTAACAACTGGTCTAACGATTCAAACGGATATTGGGTCTTCCGCAACAATACTGGAACTTATTTGTATCTGACAATCACATACACAGCAGGAACTCCAAACATCTATCCATCCAACATGGTGATCCCACCTGCAAACTCAGTGACATTAATGGCAACATATCCTGGTGGCGGAACAAATTCTAACTATGTTTTGTTTTAAGTAAGTAATGCCAGAGATCCTTGGTACGTCCAAAAGCGTCTCAGGGTTCGACCCACGAAGTATTCCAGGATGCTTGATGTGGTTAGAACCCACCCAGTTTACGGGAACAGGTACGTCAACTGTTTGGGCTGATCTCTCAGGAAATGGTTACAATATGTCGTATAGTTCAAGCTACACATCGCCGCCTGTTCTGACGACAACGTCTCCAATCAATGGAAATAACTATGTGACATTCACTGGAACGGGTGCATGTCGTATCACAGGATCCATAAACTTTCCTCAAAATGAAAGAAGCATCTTTATTGCAGCAAGACCACGTGGAGTCATTAACCAAGCAAGCACTGCTATCTCTATGTTCGGACCCACTTCCGTATTTGGAACTCTATCTATGTCCCTGGGTGGTAATTCCGGTGGAGGTGCTACGTGGTATATGACAAACACTGGAAACTACCAATCCTTGCAGATTACAACTACTGGATCAATCCCTTCACAGAGCAATGGATTCATTATGGCAGCCGTGAATGCAAATGCTACAGCAAGTAACGTTTGGACAATTAACGGAACTTCGTACACTCTACAGGCAAACAACGCTGCTTCGTATAGTAGTGTTGGTTCCGCATATACTCAATATATTGGTGGCGGCGGAACATCACCTACCGGAGATTGGGACTGTTTTGAAATCATCTTTTATTCATATGCGGTCTCCCCAAGAGAACGTCAGCAAATCGAAGGATATCTTGCATGGAAATGGGGTCTTGAAGTTATTCCTCAAGCAACAATTGTCCCCGGAGTGCCACCACTAAGCGTTCTTGCTGGAATTCCAACGGACATTCCTGGTTGTGCATTGTGGTTGGATGCTGCAGATACACAGACATTGGGATTATCAAATCCAAATACATCACCCTACTTACCATTAGTTACCCAGTGGAACGACAAGAGCGGAAATGGATACAATGCAACACTCTCTACAGGTTGTAATGCTACTGCACCTACATACAATCAGACCACAAAAGGTATTCAGTTTGTTGCAGGTAATACTAACGTGGGATCAACATCTGCTGGAAACTCACTTACGATTGCACAAGGATTTGGTAACGCACTTGTCTCAAAAACATGCTCATTTTTCTTCGTCGCACAAAGATCTATTGGTACCGGTGGAGCGTATGCGTATTTCTTATCAGGACAAACAGCAGGCACAAATCAGAACCTATTCGTTGGCATCAATAACTCAGACGCTATGGAGATAAATGAATACGGCGCCTCCTTAGGATCAACGATCACGGCATACTCTGCACCCGACCCCATTCGCATTTATGGGTATGCGATGAATAGTACAAACTACACAACTGTCTCCAACGGAACTGTATTGAATACTGGGGTCAGTGGATCATATTCGCTTCTTACATCCTTCACTCAACCTGAAATTGGTCGTCGTTATGGAAATACAGGAAACAACGTATATCATACATTTAACTTATTTGAAATGATTGTGTTTGCACCTGCTCTCTCCACCACCCAGCGCCAACAAGTTGAGGGTTATCTTGGTAAAAAGTGGGGGATCACAGTTCCAAGCTCTCCGGCATTCACTGGGTTGTCATTGTGGTTAGACGCTTCAGACACAACTACGTTGTTTCAAGACACTGCAGGGACAACTCCGGTAACTGCCGATGGACAATCGGTTGCGTGTTGGAAGGATAAATCTGGAAACGCGTACTCGTTTACACAGGCCACAAGTGGAAATCGACCTACGTTCAGAACAGCTGCACTGAACGGAGGCAATATATTGCGCTGGAATGGAACCTCACAGTATCTTCAGTCATCAACTACACTGCCTTTCTTTGCATCACCTAGTTCTGGCGGGACCTTCTTTTTCGTGTTCAATGCATCTCAGATTGCCACCCAGAGGTGTCTACTGCACTATCAAAACAGTGTGTCTACAGGCTACTGTACGGACGAGACGGATATTGCATATACGACTGGAGCACAGGCGCAAGGAAACTTTGGATTCCATCGTGGATGCGGGTATGCAGCAGTAGCACTCAAACAAGTCAACCAACTTCAGGCAAATGAGAACCTATTGATGACTGGCGTCCTTGGAACGACTGGATCCACACCTGCAAACGTACAGATTTTTAAGAATGGTCGTTCTTCTACGGTTCAGAATGACAGCAGCGGATATTACTCCGCAGGTTCATATCCGTCTGCAAATAACTCCAGGTACATGATCATTGGTTCGCGATATTTGTATGGTACCACTCCTGATTGTTATCACCAGGGTGATATTGCTGAGGTTATTTGGTTTAATACGGTATTGACATCTGTTCAACGACAGCAGATTGAATCGTATCTCTCGCTGAAGTGGGGAATCGCCATGTATAACAATGGATATACACCTCTCTTGCAGTCCCCTACTACGATTCCATATTGCAAGGTGTGGTTTGATGGGTCAGATCCAGCAGGGACTGGAGCGAAACCAGAAGATGGTGCGTCTATTACGACATGGGTAGACAAGTCGGGAAACGGGTACAATGCAACTGTCGCATCTGGAAAAACAGCAGCAACCTTTTCTGCTGCGTCGAACTGTGTATACTTCCAAGCTTCAAACGTAGGATATGCAACAAGTTACCCTGCAAACCCAACGAACGAAACGATGTTTGTAGTCTTTAATAACCCGAACCCCTCATCTGCTAATAACATTATAATCGGTGGTCAACTAGGTGCACGTTCTCTTGGTGCGGGGTATTCTCTTACTGGCGGTGTAAACGTAGTTGGTAATTTGAATAATGAAGTTGCATGGTTAGCTGCTACACCGACAAATTCCTATCCGTCTGGAACAACTACTCTTGTAACATCACAGTTTACATCAACCTCGAACGGCGTTGCTTTAAACGGCAAGGCCTATTCGACTGGCGGATCTCCTGCATTTTCTAACAGCACAACAACCTACTTAGGTGTTGATACAACCATATCAACTTATTACTATATCGGATACGCGATGGAAATCATCTTTTACAGCAATACTCTTAATGTAACTCAGCGTCAAGCGGTCGAACGATACCTTTCGTTGAAATGGAATATCCCCAACTTTTATACGAGCATTCCTGGAAGTGTTTCGGGACTTCAACTTTGGTTGGACGGAGCAGATTCATCAACGATGACTTTCCCTTCGGGTAGTAACGTTAGTGGACTACAGGACAAGGCTTCGTTGGGGTTAGTGCTATCAAACTACCTTAGTGGATACTATCCAACTTTTGTTACGGGTCTTGGTCTAAACTTTAGTAACCCATCGTCAACTTGCAACTCAACGAATCAGTGCCTAACAAATACCACAACTTGGTATGTTCCAACTCAAAATATGACGCTACTTGTCGCATATAAACCAACGAGTACAGATACATATCGGCAACCAGTTGCTGTTGGAGGAGGTACAAGTGGAATCAACGCGCTTCCAAACTTTTATATGTCCCCTCAATGCGGTGCAAATGAAGCAGATGCTATGGACTACGACTATAGTTTTTCAATTGGTAACTGGCAGATGAACGCTTACGCATCGATCAATACATATAACGGACTACGTATTGACTCCCTCGTGTCAGTTCCGGGAGCTACATCTGGATTTTTCTTTGTCAATGGGACTGAAACTTCATATTCATCTACGATTGCACCGTATACAAGCACCTACACAAATTATCCTGCGCGTGTTGATTTGGCCATGGGACCAATCATTGGGAATCGTCCTTTTAACGGATACATTCAGGAGGTCTTATTCTATAGCAATGCTCTGACGAGTACAGAAAGAAGAGTGGCAGAGTCGTATCTTGCGAAAAAGTGGGGCAATACGTCTGTTCCAACAGAAGTTCTTCCAATAACGCACCCATTTGCATTGATAAAACCTCTTAGTCGTCAATTCACTCCACTTGATGTTGAGGGATGTATTGTGTGGCTTGACGCATCTGACGCTTCATCATTCGGATTCAGTTCAGGATCAAACATTAGTTTTTGGGCAGATAAGAGCGGTCTTTCTAATAACATCACAAACGTAACAGCCACTCCTCCTACGTATTCGAGCAATAGTAACGCAGTCGTGTTCACTGCAGCTAATTCTACAGGTATGTATGGTACACTCAACGCACAATATTCGTCAAATGCGTCTGTCTTTGTCGTAGGATCATACACCAGCAATAGCGGTGGCGGTGTTTCGTATCCGCGTATCGTGCCATTAGGACTGTCAAATAACGCAAACTACGTTGGTCAACTGAACGTTATCGTTCAATCATCTGTGCCCTATTTGGCAACCTATAGTAGTATTGGTGGAAATCCAACTGGAGTTGGAACAAACCTTGTTACAGCTATTCCTACCACGTATTCTACCGTTTTTGTTTACACTAACGTGAGTTCTATGAGTGGATCTTCTTTAACCATTACTACGTTTTTGAATGGGAATACATCAACCTATAGCAGTGGAAGTGGAACACCTACCCTCAATCCAACGTACTACACAACCTCATACGCCAGGATTGGTATTGGAAACTATCTGACAATTGACGCAGGTTCGGGCGATTGTTTTAACGGAAACATTTACGAGGTAGTCGTGTATTCTAACGCACTCACTGAGGGTCAACGTAGGCGGGTTGAAGGGTATCTCACATGGAAGTGGAATAAGAACTCAAGTTTACCAGCAACGCATCCGTTCTACAAATTTCCTTCTTCATCGGCGGTACCTTTTCTACCGACGAATATAACCAATTGTAGTTTATGGTTAGATGCATCGGCCCCTAATGCATTCAATACCTTTTCGTTTAGTTCCGGAAGTAACGTAAAAGTTTGGTACGATAAATCGGGAAGCAATAATCATGCTACTGCTACTGCAGGAGCATACCCAACCTATTCATATACATCTAACTGCGTTGTATGGAACGGAACATCAAGTTCACAGCTCGTTCTAGATCCTAACATATCAAACTCGGTTGTCGGAAAAGCGTTTACGATCTTTGTTGTCTCGCAACGAACCGTTGGGTCTGAAAACTTCTTTATGCGCGGAACAAACACCGCAAACAACTCGAACTTGCTAATCGGTCATGGTGGATCTACTCCAACAAAAGTCATTCGCTTTGCATACTACGGTAACGACCTGGATAGCTCAAATATACCGGTCTACACCGCCAACGAACCAGCGTCAATCATATGTTTTCAGTACTCAAAACCTAACAGAGCAATCTACTATAATGGAAGTCTGGGCTCCAGTGATACAAACTCGACTGATTTGGCCTCTTGGACAGGTGCTATGGTCGGGGGAGGAGGTGGAACATGGTTAGCCTATCAAGGTAAGATATTTGAGATTATCATCTATAGTGCGATTCTATCAACTCAACAGCGCCAACAAGTTGAGGGATATCTTGGGTGGAAATGGGGACTTGCATCAAGTCTGAATTCTTTTACGAGAAGTGGTCTGGTGTATTATCTTGATGCAGGGAACACTGCAAGTTATTCTGGAAGTGGATCTACTTGGACAGACCTAGTAGGAACCGGAGTAGCAACGACCCTATATAATAGTCCTACGTTCTCATCTGCTTCCGGCGGGTATATCTCGTTTACTCCATCATCGTCTCAGTATGCTGCAACATCGGCCGAGTTTCAGTCAGGAGTATACACAAACTGGTCCGTTGAAGTGTGGGTTGCCCCTACAAATACATACACTGGAACAAACCCCGCAATTGTTACCCAAAAATACCCGTCAACGATTAACTATATATTGGGAGCAGCCGGTAGTGTATCAGGGTCAAATATAGCCGCTGGGTTTTTCAACGGGACTTGGTATCAATCGGCTGGATACTCGCCAACTGCAAATGCGTGGATTCACATTGTGGGTACGTATGATAGTTCATATCTGAGAGTGTATGTGAACGGTGGCGTAAATATAGCAACTGCAACTACTGCAACGCCTACATGGGCTAATGATGGTGGTATTAACCTTATGCGTCGTTGGGATTCTGCTGACTATTTCGGGGGAAAGTTAGCGATTGTTCGTATTTATAGCACAGCATTATCGAGTGGACAGATCAATGCAAACTTCAATGCAGAACGCGGGCGCTTCGGAATCTAAATCTTGACTTGATACAGTAATGGCTCATCCCTATTCAAAATTCCCACCAGCAAGCACCTATTCGGCATCAACGATACCTGTTTCGTATTCAAACTATTTATGGACGCGGTTTTACAATATTACTTCAGACCCGTCGATTAACGGGCCAGGCAGTTCTGGTTGGGGTTCACAAATTGGAACAGCTGGCGCTTATAATCCAATCAACTATCAGGACGATGATGCGAGGATTGGTCAGTCTGACTACGTGGGTGTGATCTCTAAAGGATTCATGTATTCAGCCTCAGCAACCGTGGTTACGTTCTACACGGTATCCGACGACGGTATCGTCTTGTATTTCAACGGAAGTCAGGTGATCAACAACTGGACATATCACGGTGATACTCCAAACTATTCGTCATCTGTCACATTACCAGCAGGATACACGCCAATCGAATTGAGATTCTTCGAGTGGGGTGGTGGATTTACATGCGAGTTGTATTGGAGTATTGGAAGTACAGGAACATACGCATCAAACGGCACAGGTATCATGTTTTACAATTCTACAAGTCAATCATAATTTGCTCACATGAATCCGCAGAGTGCTTCCACTCATCGACCAAGAGGGTTGGATTCCGACCATAAGCGCCTTCAATGCATCGATCACTTCACCGAGATGCATATCAATACAATACTCAATATACTTCCCTATTTCTCTCGTTACACCATCCGAGCAAATCTCGGGCGGTGTAATCGGGTAGTTCTGAATAATGTAGAGGTCAGGAAACCCTGCTGCCGCCCACTGAAATAGCTGAGAACGGAACTCTTCGCGAGACGGGGAAATCAGAGAATTTAGCATTTCTGCATCTCGTTGTTCCTTTGCAATCGTCGCAGAATGACTTGCCATCAGTTCTTCCAGTGTGACAATGTGAGGTGGTTCAACAGGACCTGTGGCTGCATTTGGAAATAGGGCTAATATCGATGGATCAACCCCCATGGGACCTGGTGGAGGAGGATTTATCGACATGTTGTAGATCGCAAGGTCTATGCCCGTAGGTCCAGTGCCATTTATCATACTTAACAACTCATCAACATGTGTTCCAGTGGGGCCACTCATTTGTGATTTTGCGGTGATTTTTAACAGTGGGAAAAGAACAATATGTCGGGACTTCAAGGAGCCCCGGGTCCTCCTGGAGCTGATGGCAATGCAGGACCCCAAGGACCCCAAGGATTTCAGGGCACCCAGGGATTTCAAGGAAGACAGGGGACGCAGGGAAACCAAGGTAGTGCAGGAACAAATGGATCACAAGGATCACAGGGTAGTCAGGGATTTCAGGGACCACAGGGCGATCGTGGGTTTCAGGGGTTTCAGGGAGCGCAGGGTATTGCTGGATCTGCCGTGAATACGGGTCCAACGGGTGTTGCGGGACAAGTAGGACCTGCAGGTGCACCCGGGGCGCTGGGACCTCAAGGCGATCGTGGTACTCAGGGAACTCAGGGTTCGCAGGGGTCTGCAGGTTCGAATGGAACAAACGGTGCTCAGGGAACTCAAGGATTTCAGGGAACACAGGGATTTCAAGGCACTCAAGGGTTCCAAGGCACCCAGGGCTTCCAAGGCACCCAGGGGAACCGGGGATTTCAAGGATTTCAAGGTGTAGATGGAGCATCACGAAATACAGGTCCAACTGGACCACAAGGTATTCCTGGTTTGCAGGGTGCGCCCGGACCCGAGGGACCTGCCGGTACTCAGGGTGCCCCAGGATCTGCAACGAACACAGGTGCTACAGGCCCTACAGGTCCACGGGGTACAGATGGTTACTTGGGAGGGACGGGACCAACTGGTATGACGGGACCGCAAGGTGTTCAAGGGATTCCCGGATCTGCAGTAAATACGGGTCCGACTGGATACACAGGACCACTCGGAACGGGACATACTGGATCTCAGGGGTTTCAAGGCACTCAAGGCTTTCAGGGGACCCAGGGATTCCAGGGCACACAAGGCTCTCAGGGTACTCAGGGGTTTCAGGGCTCCCAAGGTTTCCAGGGAACTCAGGGTTTCCAGGGCTCCCAGGGTTTCCAGGGCTCCCAGGGTTTCCAGGGGACTCAAGGTTTCCAGGGGTCTCAAGGTTTCCAGGGCACCCAGGGATTTCAGGGAACCCAAGGCTTTCAAGGCACTCAGGGTTTCCAGGGTACTCAGGGATTCCAAGGCACTCAGGGATTTCAGGGAACTCAAGGTACTCAGGGAATTAATGGGTCTGCAACAAATACAGGTGCTACAGGTCCAACAGGACCTCGGGGTGTAGATGGGTTTTTAGGAGGAACGGGTCCGACCGGTCTAACTGGAGCAACTGGAGTTCAAGGTGTAGACGGAGCTTCGAGAAACACAGGTCCAACAGGTTTCCAAGGTTTCCAAGGAACTCAAGGATTCCAGGGGTCTCAAGGTTTCCAGGGTACTCAGGGTTTCCAAGGCACTCAGGGATTTCAGGGAACCCAAGGGGCTCAGGGTACCCAGGGATTTCAGGGGACACAGGGTTTCCAGGGCACCCAGGGATTCCAAGGAACTCAAGGATTCCAAGGAACACAGGGATTTCAGGGAACTCAGGGTTTTCAAGGTACTCAAGGTTTCCAGGGTACCCAGG